GAATCCTTGGAACTGATTTTGTAGTCCTTCGATTTGGTTTTGCAAGCCAGTCGGATCAAAGCCTTGCATGCCCTCAAATTGGTTCTGCAACCCACCAAATTGGTTTTGCAGTCCAGAAATCTGATTGGCAAGGTTGCTAGGATCAAAGGTCTGAAATCCTTCAAATTGGTTTTGTAAGCCGCCCAACTGGTTTTCAAGCCCACTAATTTGACCTAACAACCCAGTGGCATCAAACGGTTGAATGTTTTGGAATTGATTTTGCAATGCTTCAAACTGATTTTGTAAACTAGTAGGATCAAAACTTTGCATACCACTAAACTGATTTTGCAAGCCTCGTATTTGATTTTGCAAACCAGATGGATCGAATCCCTGCATTCCTTGAAATTGGTTTTGCAATCCTTCGATTTGAGATTGAAGTCCGGTTGGATCAAACGCAGGCATATTCCCCAGCCTGCCTTCTAATGCCGCAATCTGGTTTTGAAGGTTGGTTGGGTCAAAAGTGCCTCCAAAATTTTCTCGGCCGAAAGCAGCAGTTGATTGCAACTCTGATAACTGAGCTGCTAAATCAGTTGGGTCGAATGGCTGATAAGCAGAAAACTGATTCTCTAATCCGCTAATCCTTTCGTTTAAACCAGATGGATCAAACCCTGTAGCGCCTGCAAATTGATTTTCAAGACCAGACAGTCTCTCGTTTATACCGGTTGGATCAAACGCGGTTTGGCCTTGCAACGCTGCCAATTGTGTTTGTAAATCAGAGGGGTCAAACTGTTGAAAGCCAGAAAACTGATTTTCTAAATTTTGGAATCTTTCATCGTATTGAGGATTAAAGACATTTCCCTGATCAATAAAGCCACGGTTCTCATCGATAGACCGTTGCATCTCCTCCATTCGGGCCAACATGCCGGCCATGTCTGCCGGATCATTGCCATACAACCCGGCGTCAAGAATTGGATCTTCTCCTGGAAGGGCGTTAGCAAATGGTTGTGTGTCAGGAGTGCCTTCATCTCGGACATAACGAGGGTCGCCCATAAAATCAATTGATGGAACAGTGAAGAAAGGGGAGTCTGATCCTAATACCGCCTCATCGCCTCCCGGCAAATAACCAGCATCCTGCCCAGGAACCGGCATAGAGTAGCCGTCAAAGTTAGGAACCATTGTTGGCAAAGAAGTGTATTGAGTGAATTGCGCAGGGCTTTTTGTCTGTAAGTCTTTGAGTTGTTGCTCAAATAGCTCACCGGAGCCATACCCTTGCATACCTCGATATAAGACATCTGGTGTTGGTATAGACGCTGTGGCATCGAACCTTGGTCCAGCTAATCCAAAAGCTTGCCCGGCAGTTCCAGCGCTCTGCATCGCCTGTGTTTGCAACGGAGAAAAGGCCGCAACCTCTGGCCCGTAATAAGGAAGATATCCCATGCGAGCCGTAGCTTGAGCACGCGCTAAATTCTGTCTTGCAGCGTCTTCAATGAATTGAGGTATTTCTACCTGCGTGGTCTGACTGCCGCCTTTTCCACCTGACATATCAAAGTTCCTTTGCTAATACTGTGTGCGCTACTTCGTAGCCTTTATCCTTCAGCACCTTAGCCCAGCCTTTGCGTCCTGCAATGGTCATTGCAGTGCAACCGTTCATTCGTGCAAACTCCGCCGCAGAACTATCCATTTCTACGATCTGATCTAACTCTCCACCAGCAAGAAATATATGTAACACCTTCTTTCCTGGGTACTTAATTATTTCTGTTACCGCACATCCCCGTGGCGCTGGCCAGAACTGCATACGACCCTCTGCTACAGCTTCAACTACGTCAGTAATGGTATGAGTGCCGCCCGATCTTTCTAAGGCTGCCTGTAGCCAAGGCTCACAGCGCACCAATTCCTCTACTATAGTCGCCAATTATATCACCTATGCACTCTAATAATCGTTAGGGTTGTTGCAGGGCACGCTGGCTCATCTGATATGCCGTTTGCGGCAAATGCTTTTAGTGACCCATTAGTGCTGTCACATGCAGTAGCGACTTCTAAATAATCGTTTGCAGTAGCGTGAATAATGACGGCCCGGCTTACTACGGTCGTCTCTGAGTTGCCGTGCAATGCGGCCCGTAACGTGCTTCCAGTCATGTTAGTGCCGTTTTTCTTTGGCCAAAAAACAAACTCTACTGTGCTTGCCGAAGAGCTAAATATTTGCGCTGAAAAGCTAACTAAGTAATAACCCGTCTCACTAAATGTAATGCGAGAGCCATTAATTGGTAAGCCTTCATTATTACTGTCTGCTGTATAGCTTAATAAGTAAGTTGTATCTGCCGCCGTGTAAGCATAATCAGAAGTTATAACGAAATCCCCGTGCCCATCGGCCAAGACGATTTGCTTAAACTCGCCGCCACTTGATACTACGGGGTAGCCGGTAGAATCCCATAGGATAATCCCGTCATCTTTTGCACTGTCTCCAGTCTCAAAAAATGCTAAGTGTGACCTTACTCGGCGTAAGTAATCATTCAAGCGCTCGCCCCAAGGCTTCCATTCTGGGCCGCCAGGTGGCGGAGGGAATGCCCCTATGCTCACCTTCTGCCCCCAGGCTTGATATCGAGCCTCATATTGCCTACGCGGAAATCTGTCAGATCAGAGCCTGTAAGCCTCATGCGGAGCTGTCTTCCCGTGAACCTTACATTGGTAGGGTTAGCCATAGTAAATGGCCCGTGAGAGCTTTCTGAGGCGTTAGGATAGAACCTAGTCTTGAACGTAGCAGTTACTTGTCCTTGCGTTTTCTCGTCAGGGATAAGCTCAGTTACGTGGACCACATTCTCTCCCTCGCCAACAAAGATTGGGCCGCTCTCTACAAAAATTTCATCGCCGTCATGCGATAAAGATACCTCGTGATCAAAAATGTTGGCACTAGGATCAAACCACATTGGATATCGGAATACACCTCGATCTACGGCGGCAGTACGAGCTAGATTGCCAATCATCCAAAAATTTTGCTGGTAGTTGTATGAGACGTATCGATTGTTCTCTTGCGAGTCCCGAGATGGGTAAAACCACCACACCTCTCCGTACTGCGAGTTATGTACTGCACAGACTTTCGATGCTTGCGAATTGTTGATATCGTCAAACACGTAATCAGCAACGTCACAAGGAAGCTCTTGCACCGATGAGCCGTTATAAAGAAAGAACGACTTTTGACCCATCCAGAACGCGCCCTCATCGACTGCTACGGCAGACTGCCGAGAGATCCCGCCACAAGCAGTCCCCGCTCGCTCAAACCCGTAGACCACGGGCGGTCCTGAGTAGGATGCTACGTGAGCATCAGTCGTCGTAATAATCAACGCACGGCCCCGAATACGAACGCCCTGCATAATCTTACCAGAGGTCTGTAATTCTAAGTCACCGGCCTCGTTAGTAGCCGCAGGCGTCCATGTGTCGATGTCTTCGCGATCAGACCATTGAACCTTACGTGGGTTGCCGCCAGCACCAAGGCAGAATACAAACCGCTCCTCAGTTACCATGATAGATGTATTGCTTGTGGGCGCGTTACTTACAATAGCTGCATTGGCTGCATTGTCGAGCTGCCACTGGTAAAGCTTTCCATCATCGCTAGAGCACGCAACTAAATACTCACCCCAGTTATCAAGCGACCAGGTTGTGCACTCTTGGGGGATTCCTGCTGTCCGCGTTGTGCCAAAGTATTCTTGGCCATAAAAGTTACCTCCATAGCCAAGGTTTTCTACCGCATTAATATTCCCACTAGTAAGGCCAGCGGGTGTTATGTCAATGATCGTATTGGAATCGATTGACGTAAAAAGGCCGTCTGCCGACCCAAAAGCATAATGAATGTTCCCTGAGTTATCGATCCACGTAACAGCGCCACGGGGTGGTTGTGACGCCGCAGTGGCCTTCCTGGTATCCCAGCCGCCAATTGGGCGCAAAGAGTTGTTTCGCCACCGTATAAGGCTTGCATCTCTCCAACGACCAGATGACTCTAGGTCTGTTCCGTTCCGTACAATCCCCGGTGGGATATCCAGAGTAATGAGAGGCATTAATCCCCCTAGTCAGTAACCTCAGCGTAGCCATTGTCTAACATATCTTCTTGCTCTAGCGATTCCGCTAACAGCTCAATAAATCGACTATGGCCTACTGCAAGTTGATCAACATTAAATCTGGCGCTTGCTAACTTTCGATCCAGATCATTAACGTGGTTTAAAAGCAGTCGTTGTTGATCGTTTAAATCTTCAACGTAATACTCTTTGTCATTCACGGTGATTGGGGTCTTTTCATTTTTTCCCATCGTCGCTACTCCTTACTGTTTTGCTTTTCCAATGTTAAGCGCCAAGATCTCAAGGAACTTGTACGCCTTCCCGATCCACACATCATCTTTTGGTGTGGGCGTTATCGCAGCTACCAGCGAGCATACCGCAATAACTGATGTTGCAATGTTTGCAACGTCCATTAGCATACCCATTACCAAGGCACGCCAGAGCCACTGGTTGGGTTCTTGTCTGCTTCGATCTTAGCAGTCAGTGCCGCTTCA